AAGCGTCAGAGACGCCAACTGAAAAAGGAGCACCACCATGGCACTCACCCAAACCTTCACTGTGATCATCAAAGGCGCCTCGTTCTTCGATGGTGAGATCGATGGCAAGCAGACCAATAGCGGTTGCCTGCACATCGAGGATGAGCTCG